AACTGTAGATTCATTTTCACTTGCAACTACAAAAATAAAATCATTGAACCCCTGCATTCGAGATGTGCTGTGGTGGAGTTTGGTATTCAGAAAAAATATAAACAAGAAATTGCAATAGCATTCTTCAATAGACTTGTATCAATTTTAGAACAAGAAAGAATTGAAGCAGATAAGAAAGTCCTAGCAGAATTAATCAACAAACACTTTCCTGATTGGAGAAGAGTTCTTAATGAATGTCAAAGATATTCTGTTGGGGGCAAGATAGATACTGGTATACTTGCACATTTCAGTGACGTAAAAGTAAATGATCTCGTTAAAAATCTCAAAGAAAAGAAGTTTCAAGAGGTACGTAAATGGTGTGTCGATAACTTGGACAACGATCCTTCTGTTTTATTACGTCGTATTTACGATAATCTTTACACTGCCTTGGTTCCTTCTTCCATTCCTGCTGCTGTTCTCATACTTGCTAAGTATCAGTACCAAATCGCTTTTGTTGCGGATCAAGAAATAAATATGCTTGCATGTTTAACTGAAATTATGGTGGAGTGTGAATTCAAATGACTAAACTATCAGAAAAAATTAAAAATGCGGAAGAACGCATTAAAGAACTTCAAACCTTAATCAAACACTGGAAACAAAAACAATGATTTTTCTATCAAAACCATCTGTATATAATCTACCTGGAACATGGGAGAAACAACCCCTTATTCCTCATCTAAATCTTACACCTGATCAAGGATTTATTTTATTCTTTGGTTTACTTTTGTTTGGTTTAGTTGGATGGGGATTATATCTCACCTTTGGAACTGGAAGTAAGAAACTTAGAGATTCTATTGACGAACATGCTAAAATGCATGAACTAGGCATCGCACATGGTCATGGTGGAAACAAAGAAGCATATGAGATGTCTGGTAAACTTAAACATAAACATGAAGACTAATGACTGAAGAATTTTATAATGTAGTTGCTCATTATCCAACAAGAGATTCTTATCCAACATATAACTTTTATAATGAACCTGAAGAATGGTCTTGTAATGGAAATGTAAAGATATCTTGCAAAGATGGTAGAGTTAATGTTACAATAATGGAGAGAGACTCTATTAACATACATCAATTGGAAGTGTATTCTGATGACGGTCCTGTAGCAGCAAGACTTGTCGAGCAAACTTCCCATTCTGAAAAACCATGATTACTAAAGAAAAACAAAGAAACCAAGTGAAATCTAAATTCTATTATATCTTTTGGGGTATTGCTACATTTTCTGTAGTATTTGGACAACTATATGTTGGAACTGGGTATAGAAGTTTTGCTCAATCATTAAATAGAATCTTCGATACTATTGAAGTGCAAGTTAGTGATGACTATGAAAGATTTTACTGAAGAAGAATTAGAAAAAGAAAGATGTATCGATGATGATTGTGCAGTTGTTAGTCAATATTATACTGCAAGGAGAATGTATCCTAAGATGCCTTTCTATCTTCAAGATGAGAATGGAGAGACATTTGTATTTGGATTGGATTTAATCTATCAATACATTGGAAATATATCACACTACCCTGATTGGTAATGAAATCATTGAAAACCCCCCTTCGTTATCCTGGTGGTAAGTCTCGTGCTTGCACCAAAATGGATCAATACTTTCCTGATTTAAATAAGTACGCAGAGTTCCGTGAACCTTTTTTGGGTGGTGGAAGTGTTGCAATTCATGTTAGTAAAAAGTATCCTCACTTAAAGATTACTGTTAATGATTTGTATGAACCTCTTATAAATTTCTGGGTTCAGTTGCAAACCTTTGGTGATGAGTTAACAAATAAATTAAAAGATTATAAGACTAATCATCCAGACCCTCCTAAAGAATTAAGAAAGGAAAAGGATACAAAGTTTCCTGCAAAAGAATTATTTGTCAATTCAAAGAAGGTTCTTAATGATAAAAGTTTTGATGCTATAGAAAGAGCAGCAGCATTTTATATTGTCAATAAGTGTTCATTCAGTGGACTAACAGAGAGTTCTTCTTTCTCAAAGCAAGCATCAGTATCTAATTTCTCTATGAGAGGAATTGAGAAGTTGCCAGGATATTCAGAGATAATTTCTCATTGGCACATCAATCAATACTCTTATGAGTATTGTCTTAGAGAAAATATTCATGATGATCTTTTCATGTACTTAGACCCTCCTTATGATATTAAGGATAATCTTTATGGTAAAAGTGGTTCTATGCATAAAGGATTTGACCATGATAAGTTTGCTGATGATTGTGCTAATAGTACAATAGATATGTTGGTGAGTTATAATTCAGACCAACTTGTCAAAGATAGATTTACTGGTTGGACTGCTGCAGAGTTTGATTTAACATACACTATGAGGTCGGTTGGTGAATATATGAGAGAACAAAAAACTAGAAAAGAACTTCTATTACTTAACTATGGAACTGAAGGATTGGCTCAATAGTATTAATTTTACTAAAGAGAATTTAATAGAAGACCCCTCCAATATAAAGGATTATCCTCCTTATATTGTTAACCGTTGTTTGTCAGGACATCTTGATTGTGTAATGTTTACTAATGAGATGAATAAGTATTCATTCCTAGATAAAGATATGCAATATTCTTTTTATCTAAATACACTTAGGAAAAAGAAGAGATTTAGTCCCTGGCTCCGTAAGGAAAAAGTCACAGACCTTGAAATCATTAAACAATACTATGGTTATAGTAACGAAAAAGCATCACAAGCTTTGAAAATATTAACCCCTGAACAAATTAATTTCATTAAACAACGACTTGATACTGGAGGATTGAAATGACTGCCACGACTGAACCTACCGTTCAATGGTCGCAAGACCAAATGGTAGAAGTACTTTTAAATGAACCTGATGATTTTTTAAAAGTCCGTGAGACTTTAACAAGAATTGGTGTAGCATCACGAAAGGAAAAGAAATTATATCAGAGTTGCCATATCTTACATAAGCAAGGAAGATATTTCATAGTTCATTTTAAAGAGTTGTTTGCATTGGATGGTAAACATGCTAATCTCACTGTTAATGACGTACAGCGTCGAAATCGCATTGCTAGGTTACTTGCTGATTGGGGACTTATCTCTATAGTTAAATCTGAATCAGTTGCAGACATTGCTCCTCTTAATCAAATTAAAGTTTTATCTTATAAGGATAAGGGAGATTGGATACTAGAACAGAAATATAATATAGGAAAGAAAGGAAAGAAAGAGGAAACCGAATCATAAAGTAGGGGATTCACCATCCCCCTTTTTTGTGTTACGTGGTTAAATAGTAATGTCGCCTTCGGGGACACAACTTACACTCGCTTTTAAAGGAGAACTATGGACACACTAGCAAAATACCATGCTAATAATCTTCCAGAATTGATGGAGAAGATTAGAACAAACGGCATAGGACTAGATGATTATCTCAATAGATTTTGGGATGAATCAACTAAAGAAAATTATCCACCATATAATTTGATACAATTAAATAATCATGAATCGACACTCGAAATCGCCTTGGCGGGGTTCAAGAAAGATGACCTCAAGGTCTTCACGGAGTTTGGAAAATTACATGTCGAAGGCAAAAAAGAAACTTCAGAAACAGATGGAACGTTTGTCCACAAAGGATTGGCCCAACGAAGTTTTAAACGAGTTTGGACGGTCTCCGACGATACGAAGGTTGGATCCGTCAAGTTTGAGGACGGACTCCTCACCGTACAGTTAAATAAAATTGTTCCAGATCATCATGCTCGAAAAGAGTATCTTTAAATATCAAGAGGGGATTGCATCCCCTCTTTTTTTATGCTACAATATAGGGAGGTAAAAATATGCTATGACAATTAAGTTATTGTTATTGAAATCTGGAGAGGATATTATCGCAGATGTCAGTGAAATGGCAATTGGTGAGAAAGAATCTCAAAGAGTAGTTGGTTACTTTGTAGAAAAACCTGTTATTGTTAAACTAAAAGATGCTCATTTGGTTGAGGAAGATACAAAAACATCATTACAGGTGTCCTTGTATCCTTGGATGCCATTGAGTAAAACTGAGAAAATTCCATTAAGTTTGGAATGGGTTGTAACTATGGTAGACCCCATAGATAGATTAAAACAAATGTATGTTGAGGACATCGTAAATTATGGACAAGATAATAAAGGTGATAGCACTGATGAATCATCACCTAGTGATAGCGGAGATTGATGAAGTTGCTGCTGCTGATATTGGGCAACCCGACTGTAAGGTAACAAAACCATTTCTCATTAATACTGAATCTGGTCAAACAGTACTGGAACCCTATTTGCATAGTGTCACAAGAGACGAAGCATTTATGATGGGATCTGATAAAATACTTACACTAGTAGACCCAACTCCAACCCTACTTGAAAAATATCAAGACCTTATTAAAGAATGAAATTCTACACCAATGTTCAACTAATCGGAAACCAATTCTTGGTCCGTGGAGTTGAGAATGGTAGAAGGTATGAACATCGTGATGAGTTCTTTCCGACTCTATTTGTCAAGTCTAAGAAGAACACTAAATATAAAACGTTGAATGGAGAAGCAGTTGAAGCAATCAATCCAGGCACGGTTAGAGACTGTCGTGACTTCTATAAGAGGTACGAAGATGTTGAGGGATTTGAAATATATGGGAATGACAGGTACATCTATCAATATATTTCAGACAAATATCCTGAGAACGAAATCAAGTTTGACATATCTCAGATTAAACTTGTTACTCTGGATATTGAAACTACGTCTGAGCAGGGTTTCCCTAATGTGGAATCGTGCGTCGAAGAGATTCTGGCAATCACAATACAAGACTATACAACTAAGCAGATCATTACTTGGGGAAGTAAACCCTTTCAGAATAATCGGAAGGATGTAACATATCATCATTGCCCCAGTGAGTATGAATTACTTTCATCATTCATAAACTATTGGATGCAAGATGTTCCTGACGTTATTACTGGATGGAATATAGAATTTTTTGATATACCTTATATTTGTAAGAGACTTGAAAGAGTTCTTGGTGAGAAGTTGATGAAGAGGTTCTCTCCGTGGGGACTTGTGAGTGAAGGTGAGATTGTAAAGATGGGAAGGGCACATATAACATTTGATATTGGTGGAGTTACTCAGTTAGATTATATCAATCTCTATAAGAAGTTTACTTATAAGGCACAAGAGTCTTATCGGTTGGATTATATTGCTCAAGTAGAATTGGGGCAGAAGAAGTTAGACCACTCTGAGTTTGAAACCTTTAAGGATTTCTACACAAATGATTGGCAAAAGTTTATTGAATATAATATAATTGACGTTGAACTTGTTGACCGTTTGGAAGACAAGATGAAACTGATTGAACTTGCTTTGACTATGGCATATGATGCTAAAGTTAATTATAATGATGTGTTCTATCAGGTGCGGATGTGGGACACCATCATCTATAACTATTTGAAGAAGAGGAATATTGTTATTCCCCCTAAGAATAGATCCCAAAAGAACGAAAAATACGCAGGTGCTTATGTCAAGGAACCGAAACCAGGAAAGTATGATTGGGTTGTTAGTTTTGACCTTAACAGTCTGTATCCTCACCTTATTATGCAGTACAATATTTCCCCAGAGACCCTCAGGGAAACTAGACATCCCAGTTCGAGCGTTGAAAGGATCCTAAACGAAGAGGTAACAGACTTTAATCCAGAATATGCTACATGTGCAAATGGAGCACAGTATAGGAAAGATGTGCGTGGATTCCTACCAGAGTTGATGGATAAGATGTATGGTGATAGAGTGGTCTTTAAGAAACGAATGCTTGCTGCGAAACAAGAGTATGAAAACAATCCGTCCAATACCCTTACCAAAGAGATTGCTAGGTGTAACAATATCCAGATGGCAAAGAAGATTGCCCTTAATAGTGCTTATGGTGCTATCGGCAATCAGTACTTCCGTGTATACGAGGGAAGAGAGAAAACTAATGAGAGCATTGTTGGGTTCCTTAACAAGGTGTGTGAAACTGAATTTGAGCCTTTTATTGAGGGTTCTTATCAAGCGTTGGCCGATTACGTAAGTGCCTATGACCAGAAGATGCAGATGAAGCGAGAGAACATCGCAGAACGTGGCATCTGGACTGCTAAGAAGCGATACATCCTTAATGTATGGGATAGTGAGGGTGTTCGATATGAAGAACCCAAACTGAAGATGATGGGTATTGAGGCAGTCAAGTCTTCTACACCTGCACCTTGTCGTACTATGATTAAGAATGCACTTAAGATTATGATGAATGGGACAGAGGATGAAGTGATTGACTTTATTGAGAAGTCACGGAAGGAGTTTAAGAAACTTCCACCTGAAGATATAGCATTCCCACGGTCTGCAACTAATGTAGAAAAGTACAAAGCATCTTCTACAATATATGCAAAAGGAACTCCTATACATATACGGGGTGCATTATTGTACAACCATTATGTTAAAAAACATAACTTGGATAATAAGTACTCTCTCATTCAAAATGGTGAAAAGGTTAAATTCTGTTATCTAAAAAAACCAAATGTTATTCATGAGAATATCATTTCGTTCATTCAAGATTTTCCTAGTGAAATTGGTCTTGACAGATACATTGATTATGACCTACAATTTGACAAAGCCTTCTTGGAACCACTCAAAATCATTCTTGATGCTATTGGGTGGAATGTAGAGAAAACTGTAAACCTAGAACTTTTCTTCTCCTAATGCAATTACCTATCGATAAAAAAGATTTGGATACTATTATTAGTGCATTATCTCTTGGTGGTGATACTAGATTGTATTTTCTACTAAAAAATGTTCGTGATAACAACAATCTAGAGAGTGAAAAGTTTGATGTTGCGGAGTGTGACATTTAATGATTTTTGACAAAGTGAGTCTTGTTACTGGTGGATTTGATCCTATTCACAGTGGACATATATCATACTTTAAGAGAGCAAAAGACCTCTCTAATTATCTTGTTGTAGGATTAAATGGTGATCCTTGGTTAAAGCGTAAGAAAGGACAATACTTTCAATGCTGGACTGAGAGAGCAGATATTGTCCGTCATTTAGATATGGTAGATGCCGTTATCTCTTGGGATGATTCAGATGAGTCTGCATGTGGTGCTATTGCAAAATGTTTAGAAATTTCTGACAGTGTTATTTTTTGCAATGGAGGTGATAGAATTAAAACCAATACACCAGAGATAACAGGTTATGGTGATGACCCTAGAGTATTCTTCAAGTTTGGTATTGGAGGTGAAGATAAAATGAATAGTAGTTCATGGATTCTTCATGGTTACTTTGAAAGACAACGTAAATTATTAGGTATTTGAAATGGATTTTCTTAAAGACATTGTAAAGGAGATTGGAGATGACTTCACCCAACTCGCAAAAGACATTGACTCGACTGAAAACTATGTGGATACAGGTTCGTACATTTTTAACGGACTTGTATCAGGTAGCATATATGGTGGGGTATCTGGGAACAAGATTACTGCTATTGCTGGTGAATCTAGCACTGGAAAAACTTTCTTCTCTCTCGCAGTTGTTAAAAATTTTCTTGACTCTAATCCTGATGGGTATTGCTTATATTTTGATACAGAAGCCGCAGTTAATAAACCCCTACTGGAATCTCGTGGTATAGACTTAGATAGATTGGTTGTTATCAATGTAGTAACCATAGAAGAGTTTAGAACTAATGCACTTAAGGCAGTAGATATATATCTTAAGAAGAACACAGATGAACGTAAACCTTGTTTGTTTGTGTTAGACTCCTTGGGTATGCTTTCTACAGAGAAAGAGATCAGGGATGCCTTAGATGATAAGCAAGTTAGGGACATGACCAAATCCCAACTTGTGAAAGGTGCATTCAGAATGCTTACTTTGAAACTTGGTCAAGCAAACATTCCACTTATAGTTACCAACCATACTTATGATGTCATCGGTTCTTATATCCCTACAAAAGAAATGGGAGGAGGCTCTGGCCTCAAGTACGCAGCAAGTACAATCATATATCTTAGCAAGAAAAAAGAGAAGGATGGTAAAGAAGTCATTGGAAACCTTATCAAAGCAAAGACTCACAAATCACGTTTAAGTAAGGAGAATAAAACTGTTGAAATACGTCTCTTTTATGATTCTCGTGGTCTTGACCGTTACTATGGTCTATTGGAACTGGGTGAGATTGGGGGACTCTGGAAGAATGTCGCAGGAAGATATGAGATTGGAGGCAAAAAGATATACGCAAAACAGATCCTTTCAGATCCAGACACCTACTTTACTGCAGATGTAATGCAAGCCCTTGATGAAATAGCACAAAAGGAATTTAGTTATGGAGAGAATTGAATTATTAATTCTCAGGAACCTAATATATAATGAAGAATATGCTAGGAAAGTAATTCCATTCATCAAGGATGAATATTTTGAAGATCAGAATCAGAAAATTATATTTCAAGAAATTTCTACTTTTATAGAAAAGTATAATAAACTAGCAACTAAAGAGATACTCTCTATTGAGGTAGAGAAACGTAGTGATATCAATGATACTAACTTTAAAGAGATAGTTGATATCATTTCTTCTTTTGAAGATGAAGTTGGAGAGATAGATTGGTTAGTAGATTCTACAGAAAAATGGTGTAGAGATCGTGCTATATACTTAGCATTAATGGAATCAATTCATATTGCTGATGGTGAAGATGAGAAGAAGACTAGAGATTCTATTCCTTCTATTCTTTCTGAAGCTCTAGCTGTTTCTTTTGATAATCATATAGGACATGATTACCTACAAGACTATGAGAAAAGGTTTGAATCGTACCACAGAAAAGAAGATCGCATTCCCTTTGATCTGGAATACTTTAACAAAATTACGAAAGGGGGTTTACCAAACAAAACTCTCAACATTGCTTTGGCTGGCACAGGGGTTGGAAAGTCTTTATTTATGTGTCATGTGGCTAGCAGTGCTCTCATCGAGGGAAAAGACG